ATCATCATCCAATTTCCCATAGTCCCCAACTCGCTTCTCAAAGAAGTTGGTCTTCCCATCAAGGCTAATGTTTTCCATAAAGTCAAATGGATTCTTCGCGTTCCAAATGGGTGGCACCCCAACTTGTTTGAGGAGACGATCCGACACATACTCAATGTACTCGGACATCTTCTCAGAGTTCATACCGATGAGATTACATGGGAGTGCGTCCAAGATGAACCCTTTCTCAATCTCAACCGCCTCTTTCACGATGGCGTGGATAGTTTCGGTAGTGGGTCTATTACGCAAAGTCTTGAAGAGCTCCACAGCAAACTCTTGGTGGAGACCCTCATCACGAGAAATAAGTTCGTTTGAGAAGCACAAACCCGGCATGAGACCCCGCTTCTTCAACCAATAAATAGCACAGAATGAGCCGGAGAAGAAGATGCCCTCCACACACGCAAACGCAAAAAGGCGCTCAGCGAAGGAGCGAGACTTTGTGTCAAACCATTTCATCGCCCATTTCGCCTTCTTCTCAATACATGGTACAGTTTGGATGGCTTCAAATAACTGCTTCTTTTCAAATCCATCCTTAATGTATTTGTCAATCAATTTTGAATATGTTTCGCCATGAACCATTTCATTATGGCATTGATACGCGTAGAATGAACGCGCTTCGCTTATCTGAACCTCATCCGCAAAATTGTTATTGATATTCTCAAAAACAATTCCATCGGACCCAGCAAAGAATGCCAGGATGTACTTTATGAATTTCTTTTCATTTTCATTCAGGGTCTTCCAGTCGTCAAGATCTTTGGACAAATCAACTTCTTCCGCAGTCCAATTGCTCATTTGAGCCTTTTTATAGAGTTCCCAGAGTTGTGGATACTTCAGGGGGAAGACTGTAAATCTGTTTAGGGTGGGGGCCAGAATAGGTTCATACTCTTCCTCAACCCATTCTTGAAATTCAAAGTAGTTTCCGATGTGATGTCCGTCACGAAATATTTGAGGGTAGGAATCAAGCCTACCGCCACACAACTTTTTGAGATCCTCCTTCTCAATCATAACTTTTTCGTAATCTATCCCCCCCGATTCACACAGTGTGACGGCATGGTCGCAGTATTGACATCCTTCCTTCGAATAAATTGTGATTTTCATCTGTAGTATTATCGTTGATAATTTTTTGCCTGAAAACTCTAAGCATGATCGTGCCATCCGAAATTATTGAAAATGATATAGTTAAACTACTTGTAAACGAAGACAGCGTAGAGGACGACTTCTTAGCTGTTGTGGGAATGAACACTGGCCTGGTCCTCGGGGTGCGTTATCTAAACCCTACTGAACTCATATATAAATCCGCTTGTGTCTATCAACTTGAAGACGGTGACATGAACCCTGCTCCATACGAAAGTGTGATGGAACATTACCCAAGTGGAACAACTTTTGAAGATTTGGAATTCAAAATGATTAAGGACGGTCTATATGCTAATCTAAATGAAATTGACATTGAAGATTCCGATTCTGAAATATACGATGAGGACGAGAGTGATTCGGAAATGGATGACTTTATTGTACCAGATGATGAGATTGATGGTAAGATAATTCCGCCTTCTGACTATAAAACCATAGACAAGGAATGGAATGCCTGGGAGCCAAAATCTCCAGGGGCGCGCAGTTTTAAGGAAACTGTTAATGCCATTGAAGCTATGGCCAAAGCGCACGCAGATAACCTAAGTTTTGGTGCGTAATTCCAAAAAGCAAAAAAAGCTCTCCCCAATTTATACCAATATGCTGGCAGCTATCTGGTCTGATCTAGACCAATTATTACCTAAAAACAACGAACAAAAGCCAGTGAATACCAATTTTTGTAGGGAATGCTCAGGAGTGAAAATTATTTCACCGGAGGGACTACCAACTTGTTCAGAATGTGGTCTTGTAGATGACAACTTTGTAGACGACACTCCTGAATGGACGAGTGGAATCACAGATGATGGACGGGTAAATGACCCATCGAGATGCGGCAATCCAAATGCAAACCCCGAACTCTTTTCCCAAAACTGGGGAAAGGGTACTATCATTTCAACACAACGCTCATCAACTTATGAAAATAAGAGAATGGCGAAAATCAATTTTCACATGTCTATGAATCACAAGGATCGGTCACTTTTCCACGCGTACCGCGATATAGATGAGGCATGTCACACTCTACCAGATACAGTTCTCAAAGAAGCCAAGATGATGTACAGAAAGTTCAATGACGGAAAATTGACCCGCGGTGCAGTGAGACTTGGAATCAAAGCCAATTGCGTATTATACGCGTGTAGACTTGCGCAATGCCCAAGAACAACAAGTGAAATCGCGGAAATGTTTGGAATCCAATCGAAAGATGTTAGTCGGACAACCCAGATATTCAAAGATACAATTATGGGGGTGACCGAAAAGAACTATGTAACAAAGGCGTCCGATGTGATGCAGAGACTTCTTAATTATTTTGATATATCTCGCGAAGATAGATACAAGTGTAACAAGATGTGTTCAGCAGTAGATGATTGCGTGGAACTCATGAGTAAGACGCCGAATAGTGTAGCATCTGCGATCATCTACATAGTTCTCAAAGATGGGATCACGAAGGCGCAGGTATGTGAAAAATGCTCCGTATCTGTACCAACATTGAATAAGATTGAAAATATTATGAAAAAACACTTAGAGGCTAAAAACTATTTGTAATAAAGAATGGTCAAATTGTTTCTGTCTACGCCATGTTATGGAGGCTTATGTTTAGAACGTTATATGACAAGTATAGTTAAACTTCAAATTCTACTGCTCAAAGAAGGAGTACAACTCTATCTCGATACAACTGAAAATGAATCGCTCGTCCACAGGGCTCGCAACGTAGCTGTGGGTCGTTTCATGCAGAAAACTGACTGTGAGCTGTTCATGTTTATTGATGCTGATATAGATTTTGAAGCTGAATCCGTTGTGCGCCTTATTAAATCCAATCACGATATCAGCGTTGCATGCTATCCCAAAAAGGTGGTCATGTGGGAGCAGGCGGCTAACGCTGTAAAGGGGGGCGACGATCGCAACATGGCTATGCTTGCTTCGAGTCTGGTCGTCAACTTTGGAGCTCATAGAATATCTGTTGAGAATGGTTTCATTCCCGTACTTGATGGTCCAACTGGGTTCATGGTTATAAAAAGAGATGTTTTCAAAAAGTTAGAGGAAAAATTCCCCGAACTATGGTGTAAAAATGATCACCAAAACAGGGATTTTGACGAATACCACGCAGCATTTGATACCATGATAGACCCGGAATCTCGAAGATTTCTGTCAGAAGATTACGCCTTTTGCCGCAGATGGCAGCAGTGCGATGGAAAAATTTACGCAGACATTAATACAACTCTCGGACACGTAGGAAATCTTCCATTTAGTGGATGTCTTAATGATAGGCTTAAGGCTTAGAGGGCCATTATATGTAATATGAAGATTTGTACCATTGTTGTAACTCGTTCAAAATCGTGTTCCGTAAAGACACTTCATTCAGTTCTCAAACTCAACATTCACTGTCTTCGAAATAATGTTCAGAATGAGATTTTGTATGTAAACGACAATCCATTTGATGTAGTTGAAATGATTCAGAAAACCCTCACAAAATGTGATCGCATTTTCTTTGTTGACTTTGGTATCGGCGTGGACGAAGAATCCATTAAGCAGATTTTTAAAGATCACGAAGGAATAGGTGCTTTAGTTTTCCCGGGTGTAAAGGACGGTATTGATTGGGGTCTGTTTAAGCACAAGGTCAGGGAAGGTTCGGAAGAACCGGTTTCGCAGATGGGTCTCAACTTTGATACAGAAGTGGATAGAAAGATATCAACGGATATATACACGGTTACCAACACCAATGCTCGATCATATGTTCTATTCACAAAGAATATAATGAAAAACGCCAGAGATAAAAAGGGTAATGTCAATCTCCATGTAAGGATGTTTGAAAAGTTGAGGGAACAGAAAGTGAAGATTCACGCATTTACAGCATCTAAGTTGATTATGACTTACACACATGAGTGTGTTAGTAATATCTTGAACGCTGCGGGTGTTAAAGCCAATTAAAGTTTAAACCAGTAATAAATACATGTCGTCACCAATTCACAAACATGTTGTAAGCTACATCCATCATGTTTGGGGAAGCAAGGGGTATTTCCCGGGTCCACAACCAATTTCAATCGAGTACAAGCACTTTCCGACACTCAAGGGTAACGAATACGTTGTATGCGAAAAAACCGACGGGGAGAGGCATATGTTAGTTGCGACAACATACGAAGGTAAACCTGTGTGTATGTTGGTGAACCGCGCATTTGATATGATTCCCGTAAAATTGAGGCTCAGCAGGAAAGTCTATGAAGGTACGATCCTTGACGGAGAACTCTACGAAAACACGCTCATGGTCTATGACGCTCTCCTTGTGTGTGGCGAACCTATTGGACATCTCAACCTCCTCGGAAGACTCGCAGCGGCTGAAAAGATGATGAAGGGTATCATTTATGTAAAGTCTGATATGTATCGTCTCAAGATGAAAACATTTCACGCCATGCGAGACTTTGATCACTTCATGTATCAGTACCTTCCCACAGTCGAACAAAGAGTGGATGGACTCGTATTCACACCCGTGAATGAGCCAATGCGGATTGGAACCCACGAAACTATGTTCAAATGGAAGCCATGTGAAAAGAATACAGTTGACTTCCTCATGAAGAGGGGGGAAAGTTTTAAGGGTGTTGGTCAGAAAGGTGACCCAGTTTGGAAACTCTATGTTCAAGAGAAAGGAAAACTATTCTTTGAGAGTGAATTTCCCCTAACCACAATGAACGAACCCTGGTTTGAAGAAGGAGCTATAGTTGAATGTATGTACATCACATGGGAACCGGGTCCCATATGGTGGAAGCCTATCAAGAGGCGGAGAGATAAAACGCACCCCAACAATCGTCGCACATTTTATAGGACTATAGTTAACATCAAGGAGAATATTCAGATGAAGGAGTTCTTAGATTGTAGACCAGAACGTAATGCCCCGCAGTCTCTGGAAGATCAGCCTTAGTAACTTGAGTATCATTTGTGTAATACCATACATCCTCGTTTTTTACGAAACTCACATAGTGTCCATCTTGTTGTATTCCGGTGTGAATCGCGCTCGCCACAAGTTCGTATTCGTGTTTGTCAATAGTAATGTTTTCGATAACATTTACATGACTTTTTTTATCAAATGAAATTATTAGCATTTGTGGAAGTTTTGAAAATATCATTCGGGTTGTCGCAACATTGTGAACCTTCCCTTCGTTGTCTTCAAAATTTTCAATTACATTCCAATCGGTACTCTTTGTAAGCATCTCAGCGAGGTCAGTTCCATCTGAAGTTACGATATGAATACCAAAATCTTCTTGGGATTGGACCTTTCCACCGGGCCATATCGTTTCCTGTCTCTTTTTCCCATAAAACCACGGCTTTACTTCAGGACACGATCTTTCCAGAATATCTATGATACAAAGGATTGCTTCTTGTGTGTCGTGTGGTTCTTTGTCTTCAAACCTTGGGAACCCTTTGTAGAACTGTTTCAAAAGTGGTGTCAAATCTACAACGCTCTTTTCTTTAGAAAGCCAGTAAAAATGAACAAGCTCCTTGTATAATTGTGTAAACTCACATTCACCCCGATACCCAAATTGTAAAAAATAGTTTGAAAGAAGTGGGACATGTAAAAGGCAGTGTATAGCTGTATTAAAATAACAGGTATTTCCGAGGTTTTTAAACCCCTTCATTATATTTTATGTATAAAAAAACACTTAAGAAAATGGCGCGTATGTTTAATGTAACAAAACAATGCTTGACATCAAATCCATCGTTGATAAGCTCCTTCCTGTGGTTGAATCGCACAGGGGTGAGGAACACATTGAAATTGAGATGCGTCTCGGTAAACATAATGGATCATTCTTCGATACCAACGTGGGCAAGGACACATTTGACAGGGTAATGGAAGGTCTTCACAAATATACCGGATGGGAGAAAGTTGAAACGTCTGAACTTGATGTGTATTATAGCGACCCGAATCACATTCGTCTCTCTGTGAATAAAGATACTGGTGAAAATGGGGTGATGATCCAAAAGATTAATGTTTTGAAAGATGACTTCAGCGAGACACCCCTTGATATGCGTTTTAGTGTGTCCCGCGAGATTCCAACATGGGGCGAATACGACATGGATCGAGTTCGCACAAAGACTCGTCATTCATTTATCCGAAAAAATCTCAGTATCGACATGACAATTTCATCAGGTGATAATGCCGACATGGACGCCGAAGAAGATTGTTTGTACCAAATTGAGTTTGAAATTATCGACCCGACTAAAGTCTCAACTCGTGATGAATTTTTCAACATAGTCCACAAAGTAAATGATTTGTCCAAATTAATTCCTATGTAATAAGTAAGATGTCTCGTATCGTCATAAGTGGCGTTGTCATACTCGTAATTATTATTACTACCACTATTGTGCTCATGAATATGGGTGAGAACACGTTGGGTCCAAGTGTGGGCCCATCCGCTGGGGTATCTGTTTCCCAGAGCGAATCATCATCGGCAAGGACGTCGTCTTCATCTTCGTCTTCGTCTTCGAGCGCGGCGACGACGACGGCGGCGGCATCGGCGTCTGTCGATCCAACCCAATCCTGTTCGTCGGTCGAGGAATGTTCGGCACTTATACCAGAAGACGCGGGTGTAGAAGGTGAAGGTGAACCCGTGGGGCATGTAACTGACGTGGTCGTTCCAGATACAGATGAAACTCCCGGAGATGGGACGGCGACGGGCATGGTTAAGTGTGTCAATACACGCCGCCGCAGTGAAATGGGGTGGAGGGGTAAAGGTCGTTGGAAAACGGAATCCCAAGCTCGCAGCCAGTGTGCTGATTTTGAATATATGAGTCTCGAATGCCCAAACGAACACGGTTTTGAGGTATACTGCGCGAATGACATTTCCGAAGCACAAACTCTCCTCAACCGGGAATGTAAGGGTGACGTGGAAGGTACTCAATTAGGTGGTGGTACAAACTCGCATTGTTACGGCCCATATGAATGGGGAGCCGTACATGGCGGTGGTGCCAATAGGGGGGCGGTATACAAAATATAAAGATCTATGTAATAAGTAAAATGATACGATACGTACTCCCCCTTTTAGCGTTATTTCTTATGTTCGAAAATAAGGTTAATTCAGAAGAAATAGCGGGTTCTAAAAATTTCCATTTAAGCGGAGGTATGTCCAAACAGATGTACCTTCTTATGCGTAGTGAAGGTATGGGCGAGGAAAATCTAAAGAAGTTCGTTCAAATGGAGGATCGTTTTCTTCAAATTGAACGAAATTCGGTTTGTTCCGGTACGTCTTACACAGTGGAAGCGGTGGCCCTTTCAAACCTTATAAGGGATATATTTCCAAAGTATAAGTTCGCTTATCATGGTATCCACCTTAAGCAGATTGCCGAACCGACTAAAACTGTGAACTCACGAGTAAAATGTTGAGTAAATTCCAAATCATCATATGATGTTTGGGACTGTCAATTTTTTGGTAATTTTTAAGAATATGTAAGATGAGCTTGTTATCATCATCGATGCATAGATCGGTCGGCGTCCCGACACCGTCTGGATCCTCCTGTCTAAATTTTTCATCGAACTTATAATCAATTTCAAGGGCTGACCACTTCGAGTTTTGTCTTCCCTGTCTAATGTAATCGGCAATGACGTAAATAATTGCGTCTAAAAACTCTTCGGTTGCCATATCAATCCAAGAGTTTTTAGGTGTTCCCCACTCCCGTGTATCCGAATCAACAATCACACCTTGCCCATACCGTTCCTTTCCAATCTCAAGTCGTCCAATGATTTGCTGCTCGATTGTCTCTTGCATGTTTAATTAAATTGTCACTTATTCCTTAAGTTTAACCACGCCTTTTTGTACTTTTCAAGTTGTTTCATCGTTGGGCCATTGTTCATGATGTAATTTGTCGCCGCATTTCTGTATTGAGCGACAAGTCTATTTGGTACACCCGCGACATTCAACTGAGTACGAATAACTTTCCTTTCCAGGTTTCTACCTCTCTCACTCTTCCACCGATTAACGAGTCTCTTTTTGATAATATCCACGTCTCTTTTGAAAGGAATACCCTGTTTGTTTCCGGTTTTCAATTTGTTAAGGCGAGTTTTCATCTCCTTAACATCATTATTAAGAGAAGGCATCACATTCTTGTAGCGATCCATCCACCGTTTACCATAGAGTTTGACAATGTCTTTACGAATGGCGTTTTCACTGAGACCCCTCTTCTTGATGACCTGCTCTTTCTTTACATTTCTCTTCTTTTTCGCCACTTCTTTGCGAGTGGGTGGCGTCTTTGGCTTGGGTTTGGGAGCAAGCATAGCGTTACGAGCCTTTTCAATCTTCTTACAGAGGGTGACCTTTGTCTCTTTGGGATCAAGTTTAATATTAAGAATACCCGCAACGCGAAGAAGTTCAGTCTTACTGTAGCCCGTACAAGTGGCGCGACCAACCTTGAAGTCTTTACCAGATCCAACAAGGGCAACATTCTTCTTCTTGTCGGTGTTACGGAAAGTAGCACTCTTCACCCCCGAAATCTTCTTAATCTTTTCACAAATCTCCCCCTTCTTTGTGGATGTTGTGATTCCAACGACACCCATCTTCTTTGCGAGATCCTCAAGCTCTGGTTTTGACATACGCATACATTGCTTGGCGTCAATTTTAAGGGCCGACGCCTGTTTTTTGCTCAAAATAGACTTCTTCTTGGGTGACTTGACCTTCTTCCCCTTGACCAATCTATTTGGTACAGACGCAGTTAGGAAGATTTCACCCTTTTCATAAAGTACTTTTGCCAATTGAGAACCATCGGTGTATGCTCTAAGCATATCCGCGGGCGTTGGAGCGCCCGATATTTGAATGTTACCGGACTTGGCCAATATGTATTTATGACCTCTATATGTGAGATACATGAATGGCGAGAGTTCCGAATCATACTTGACATCCGTAGCTCCATAATTGGACACAAATCTTTTTGTAAGTAAGACCAAATTCTTGAAAATGCCATTCACTCTAAACTGGCCACTGAGATTGTTATATTCAAATGGATTGTAGAGGAAGGCTTCCTTCTCGCTGTAGTTACCAACAATGAAACGACGGATGAGTTCGGGTTGATTTGATATATTTGTTCCGAGAAACCCACCCGAGAAACGAATTTTGCCATTTCTATAAAAGTTGACTGTCGCACCCTTGGATTCGTTATTATCAGAAATCACAACCTTCAATTGAACAGTAAAAAAGTTCTTATTGAGGTCACCCTTTTTCCCGTATTCGCGAGTATGAGAGAAACCTGTAGTAAAACGTCCATACATACCATTGATCTCTCTAGTTTCTAAATAAAGACCTTCGCCGATTGGTGTTTTGGGAAGTGGGGGTTTGAGGAGAATCTTCTTAAGATCAATTCTCGATTCAGCACTAAAGTTCCTATTCACAGTCGCATTGAACATCCCAGGATTCAACTTACTAATCTTAAATGTCAAAGTGGGTGTTGCGGGCTTCATGGCCATTGCGATGACTTCGTTGGTATTATCATTGCTGTTTGACATATGAACAAATTCGGCAAACTCGCCATAGTTTTCGTTGCTTATAATATTTTTTTCAAGGCGTGGAGGAAAAGCCATATCCGCCTCAATTTCTCTAATTAGTGCATTATTTGACGCAGTCGTAGAAACAGAACTTGGGCTGTTCGTGGGGCGAACTTCCACCCCCGACTGCTTGACAAATTCCCTGAGCTGCTGACTCATTCTACTATGGGGTATCATTTTTTTTAATAGTCATCGGTGAACCCAAGAGTTTCTTCAACCACATCCAGACCATAGATGATAGGTTGCTTGGGATATGTTCTACCCTTGTAGCTAACTATTTCTTCCCTGACTTCAATGTCACGAGAGCTAAATGGTCCCGCATAGAAATCCTGGTTGAACCTGGGCTTGCCCAAGTTGTTTGCTTGACAATGTTGGTTGAATACCTGGATGAACAACGCCTGTGGTACAAAGAGCTCCTTTCCAAAGGTGATACCTGTACTTTCAAGGAAGTTGTGGAGCGTACTCGCAACCATCGCCACCTGCTTCTGGATCTTCTTGAAATACTCTGGAACCACATTCCATATATCCTTGTTCCTATAACTATTTGAGTATGCGAGATATGCCTTCACACACTTGAGAAGAATTTTAGGTAGTTCCCCATTCAACTTTTCGTCGAGTTGTGGGTCTGCATCTCTGACCTGTTTTGAGAAGTTCCACGCCAAAATACGGCGGAGAACAGAACCAGAGTTATCCTTCCAATTCGGAACCTCGTTACCACCCAAAACCCCGGGGACATTCCATTCAATCGATACCGCCGTTTTGTTCTTCACCGCAACCGATACATCTTCACCCGAAACCATCGACTGAAACTCGGCCTGTTCAAGGGCGAGGTCGCCTTTTACCTCTGGTGCAATAAACATAAATGAGTCCTTAATAGCCGAAAGTCCGAACTTCTTTTCAATATTGTTTGAAAGGGTGCCGACATCTTCATTCTCGTAGAACTTCTTGAACACCTTTGTAATCAGGGTACTCTTACCAGAACGTGCAATACCCTTGAAAAAGGGGATCACCTGCCATCCGTCAAGTTCCCCCACATCGTAACATAGGCGACCACCCATGACATACGCCCAGTTACACACCTCTTCGTCGAACTTTTGATACTTGAGAACAGAATCAAACCACGGCGTTGGAATATCCTGCCATCTTTCGACATGGGAGAAGTCATCGAATTGCTGATCGAAATACTTACACGCAATGATTGTTGGATCAAGGCATCGGAACTCCGCACTATCATACGGATAGAAGCAGCAGTCGTACACACCCCTATCTGGGATCCACTCCTTACCGACAAAAACACCATTCTTAAATGACCATACATGACGCCTCTTCGTGATTTCCGGGAATTGCCCGTCTATACATTTTGTCATATTATCAATCACATCTCGGAAAACAGATCCCCGGCTAGTAAAGTTTTTCCATGTAATAAAATCGTCATCTTTCTGTGCGAGAGAATATACAAACTGTTCAATGGTGAATTTTGGCTTCCAGGCGCGAGTTCTATGACCATCTATTGTCTTAATTTCTTCACAACATTGACCCTTGTATCTACGATAACCGGCTTTGTATGTTTCATCCAGAGAGTACAGAAGACACTTTTGAAATGGTGTGGACTTTTCAATCTCATCTTCATCCATCGTAGATGGGTCGCCATTTATGTTAAATTGTGGCTGAGCTGTTGGATTATCCACTCTCTCAAATGAAGTGTAGTGACGACGAATATTTTCATAGCCATCACTCAACTGTTTAAGGATATTATTGATACGTTTCACCAGGGTAATACCATCGTCATTTGGTTCGTGTTTATGAATTTTAAGAGCGCGCGCATGGTTTTTAAGATTAACGAGATATGTTCTCTGCTTTTCACGGATACCTTTGATAGCTAATACATCAATCCGCGATGGGTTAGGATTACCATCTTCGTCAAAATTATCGGGGTGGACAAACTGGCGATATCCCAACTCGCGGGCCTTTCGAAAATCATTTGTTTTGAGATCCCAGTGTTGTTCCCAGTCGTCAATAGTGGACGCGATTTTATCTCCATTCATTGATTGGATATGTTCCTTCAGTAGCTCTACCAGAGCCCCAAACTTGTTAGGTTCCTTATCAATGAAATGGGTATCTTCCATTCCTACGTGTTTAATGAATTACAATTCTTCTTTCTAAGCTGATTTTGGTGGCTGCATTTTGGAAAGCATCTTTATGAGAATTTTATTTTGTGTTTCCAATTGGTAACAAAGATTGACTAGAGCAGAGCATATAGTATCACCGTCTGGTGTCGCCAAGAGGGAGCTCATAAGTCCCGCGATATCTATGCCTTCGTCATCATCTTCTTGGAAGAATTCATCGTATTCCTCACCCCCGTCAGCCATTAATAGATCTTCGACATCTTCGTCGGAGATAATTTCTCCCTCTTCAATTTCAACATCAATTTCATCATCGGTTTCTTGATCTTCAGGGCGAGCCGACATTTAACCTACACTGAGAAAAATTGAAATCAAAATTTTCGCACCAGGCGCGATTTCACCGAGAAAAAAAATCTCTGCTTATAGTACAAAAACTCTCACAATGGCTGGTGGCCTCATGCAACTCGTGGCCTATGGTGCCCAAGACGTCTACTTGACAGGAAACCCAAAAGTTACCTTCTTCCAAGCGGTGTACAAGCGTCACACCAACTTCGCGATGGAAAACATCGAACAAACTGTTAACGGTACCGCCGCCAACTCAGGCCGCGTGTCCGTGACCGTTGCCCGTAACGGTGATTTGGTTGGCGACATGTACGTCGAACTCCAATCTGCTGCGGCCAACACCAGCACCGCGTCCGGTGATGACGCTTGCTGGGTCGCTGAGCGTGCGATCGCGTCCGCCGAAATTTCCATTGGTGGACAGCGCATTGACAAGCACTACCAACGCTGGTGGCGTTTGTACTCCGAGCTTTACTTGGACGAAGCCAAGAAGGCTAACTGGGGTAAGATGACCACTGCCAAGACTGGTAACACTGTTTACTTGCCTTTGATCTTCTTTTTCAACCGCAATCCAGGTCTCTATTTGCCATTGATTGCGTTGCAATATCATGAGGTCCGTATCGATTTCGATCTTACCTCCACTTTCTCCACCTACTTGAGCACCTCCGTGTTCAAGGTCTGGGCCAACTACGTGTATCTTGACACCGAGGAGCGACGCCGCTTCGCGCAAAAGGGTCACGAGTACCTCATCGAGCAGGTGCAACACACTGGCTCCGACACCGTCACTGCCGGTTCCACTTCCAACAAGCGCCTTTCCTACAACCACCCAGTTAAGGAACTCGTCTGGTGTTTCAACGACCCAGCGACCGCGAATGTTGCCACTTCCTTGTGGAACTTCACCACCGAACCAGCGGCGGCTGATATCGTCCTCGAGTGTGATGCCCGTGCGGGTGTTGCGTCCAACTGTTATGTCCCAGTTGGCCTCGCGGGTGGTGTCCCACTCTACGATACCGCGAAGTCCACCTCCGACTTCGACGAAGAGCGTGTTGGTCCATTGACTGATTTCAAGTTGGTCCTCAACGGTCAAGACCGATTCAAGGCCCAAAAGGGTAAGTACTTCAACCAAGTGCAACCATACAACCACCACAGTGGTAACCCATACGCGGGTGTGTACTCGTACTCCTTCGCGCTCAAGCCAGAAGAACACCAACCAACCGGTACTTGCAACTTCTCTCGTATCGACAACGCCCAAGTCGCGGTCACCATCCCAGCGGCGGCGGCCTCCACCACCATGCACATGTTTGCGGTCAACTACAACGTCCTCCGCATCCAATCCGGTATGGGTGGTCTCGCCTTCTCCAACTAAGCTAATTATGGCTTAAGTATGTGATCTCGTCTCGTTTTAAAAAATATAAACACAATTATTAAGATACAAACAAATATCTTAATAATCGTCAAATTAAACTCTAAAATATCCCTGTGTGCAACATCATCTGCTTCACCATCCCACTCCTGACCAGAGAAACTGACAATTTGTTGTTCAATGCCGTCTGGTACATAAGCAAAATTGGTGACGCAAATGAACGAAACATTTGTTCTTTTTGTCATATCGTCAATGTTCTCATAATCAAAAGATTCCAAACTTAAATAGTTTTTGAGTTCGTTTGGGGTCCTTTTTTTTTCTCATTACAAAGTATAACAATGCTTATTTTGATACTACTTGCCTTTGTATTTTTTGTTATATTGGTAGGTGGTGGATACTTCGCGTACACAAAGTTCGGAAAGAATGATTCAGCAGCTCCAGCACCCCCAGCGAGTGACACTATCACTCTTGGCACAGATGGCGTCACTAAAAGTGGTGGGAGTACCACTGAAACTTATTTGGATATGCCTTTAACTGCGTATTGTAGTCACTCCAGTGATAACCCAGATTGGTGCAATTTAACACCAACAACAGAAATGCAATATGTATATGACCCCGTGGGTGGTGGTACAACTGAGAGTGGTGGATTTACCACTACATTTGATAACAACACTGGTTTGTGTTCAGATGGTACAAGAGATTGTATATACTCCGAAGTATACGATTCTGCGCGCATACTTACAAATATTGTAAATGAAAAAGGTGAACATATGATTGACAAATTTGTGGATGATCTTTGGTCTGGCAATTTACAATTTTCAGATGAAAATAAAGAACTATTTAAAAAAATTATCACATTTGAAGACGGTAAACTTTATATGTTAAGGGAAGATGGTACTACCAAAATGCAAATTGTCCCAGGTGGTAAATTTGGACCCACAAACGACGGTAAAATGGAAGTGACACCAGGTATGATCGTACTATGGGTGTCTTTATATTATAAATTTCACAATAAAACAAAACCATTTATTACACTTGACTTGAAATCTGAAAAATCAATAGGCGAAGTTTTACTCACATCTACTTAATCTTCAACTGCTCCCAGCCCGTGAAAATCTCGCGAAAAGTAACAAAATAATCTCCACGTAATTTAAAACACAATGGCCGAAAGAGATAACAAGACAAAAACTATCGCAATCTGGGTCCCACTCTCAATTCTCCTCTTGGGTATTGCGACTACCACCTACATGATTTCCCGTAACGGTAAATCTGGGTATGCTAAATTAAAGTAAACACGCGTCATATGAATATAACAAATGCAGGACATTTACACGGATGGTAGTTGCATCGGTAATCCGGGACCGGGAGGGTGGGGTGTTGTAGGGCCAGGAATGAGAGTTTCGGGTGGACAGGACAATACTACAAACAACGCCATGGAACTGACTGCAGCCGTTAAGGCACTCGAACAATGCATCGCTCGCAACATTCTTGAGATAACACTATTCACGGATAGTACCTATGTCAGGAATGGTATAACTTCATGGATTAAAAATTGGAAAAGAAATGACTGGCGTATAAAATCGGGCGAACCGGTTAAGAACAAAGAGTTGTGGATTCAGATTGATACACTTATACAGAGAATGAATCTGGTTGAGTGGCGTTGGGTAAAGGCGCATAATGGACATCCACAGAATGAACTAGTGGACTCTATCGCGTATCAGGAAGCGTTGGAAATTAAAAATGCTAAATCTGCGGGTAAAGCGACAACGACGCGAGCGTTGAGTCTCAAAAGCAACAAATTTTACGGTGTCGTTAAAGGTCATGTTCCGGGTATATACACTACATGGGACGAAGCTAAAGCACAGGTTCGCGGATATAAGGATGCGATGTATAAATCTTTTAAGACTGAAGCGGAAGCTAAAGAATATATGAATACGCCGCCGCCAAACGATCGTATATACCTGGATGTACCCTACCAAGAAAAGGACGTTGTAAAATCCCAGGATGCCAGGTGGGATCCGGGTAAAAAGAAATGGTGGGTGCGTGATATCACCCCGGAGCTTGAAAAATATGTGTGCGTAAAATAATGGTTGACACGAAGGTTGATGAATCGCCTCCAGCCCCCTGGTGTCCGGCACAGGAGAAGCTTCTTAAATCGTGGGCGGAGCGTGCGGCTGGTTATAGGTGGTTACATAATCATTCTCGTCTCCACTATAAAAGGCAAAATGACCACTTGTCATACCCAAGTATAGTGATTGCAAGTGTCACAGGTGTCGGAGGTTTTGCTGTTCTCAATCCAAGTGGAAATGAAGACCTAGACAACTCCACGAGAGCTAAAATTATGATTGTTCAGTACTTCTTTGCGTTCCTGAATGTAATTGGCGGTATCCTGACGAGTATTTCAAAATTTAGTCAGAGTTCCACATTGGCTCAGAGTCACTCTTTGATGTGCGTTCAATATTCCAAATATTATAGAAATATAGATATGGAATTGTCTCTTGATCCTGGACGCCGCGCTTGTGTTATAGAGTTTGTGAGAAAATGCCGCGAAGAGTATGACCGCCTCCTCGATGACGCCCCCGATATACCTTCTATATCTATAGAAGCGTTCAATTTGGAGTTTCCAGACAAGGTAAACAAACCGGATGTGTGTAACGGCCTTAGTATTATAGTGAGTGAAGAAACCGCGTCAGAACTCGCGTCAAAGAGAGCTGTGACGGGGTGGCTTAATGCCATATCTCGTATGAGACGAAAAAGTAAAGATAGTATTAACAGAGATCGCAGTGTGGATTCATTATCAAGAATGGAGAGTGCATGATTTATCTGCCACAAACGCGTAAAAGGTTGTAAATATAAGTAATGTAGGTAACAAGACTTTCTGTCTCTGTGGAAAGAAAGCTAGTCCCAAAATGAGTAGACACAATATATACAAGTATAGGAATTGTGTGTATTCAACTATAGCTCGAGAATATCGCCCGACACTCGGAGAACCCGGATATGACACAAAGATGGCATTCGTATCACTCTGATCGCCCAAAGGTCCAAAGTTTTTGAAAATCACTTCTTCTTCGTCAACCTTTACATAGTCAGAAGTCTGGCATATAGTATTTAGATTTGTCTGATCATCTTCGCACTTTTGAGTCAACGCCTCATCTATAATACTTTTGACTTCTTTTGCGTATCCCATATAAAGCCCGGAATTGGCGGTATACTTTCCACCACACTTACCAAAAACAAGGGGTGCGGCGCGAAATGGGTCGGGATCCCTTGACACAAGAACTTTACAATCGAATTTCTTGAAAAGTTCAACAACGTCACTTGGATTTTTATTAATTTTAGTATCAAACCCATCTAGGAAAATGACAATGTCGTCGTCACTCTTTGTTTCGAGATGTTTTGACATGCCCTTGTATTTGTCACTGAAACCATTCCATTTAGTCCCCCATCCCAAAACCGTCACCGGAATGTCAAACTCATTATTGACAAGATCTTCAAACATACCCTGAGATTTATTGGCGTATGTGACAATCTCAAATGTCATTATATATCATGTGGAGATCTTTATTTGGTGTGACCATTAAATATAATTAAAAGTAACTGTGCCATGTATGATATATGAACATCGGAATCCTCACCGCGGGTGGTGTATGTCCGGGTGTAAATACCCTTGTTCGGTCTCTTACTCTCCGGGAGAGGAGTCAGGGTAATAGAGTCCATGGTTTCCGCGACGGATTCAGAGGTATTAATGAAAATATCAAAGAGTACTTTGATCAGGCATACATTGACGATGGAGCAGTTTCACTCTTAAAAACGTCATATGATTACGTTGATATTGATAGAGCAGTCCAGAATATTTCCGGACTTGATCGTCTCTATTGTATATGTGGAAACGCGACCATGAAGTCTGCGAGAGATTTATCCCTCGATGACCGAGTGGATACAAATATCATTGGTATTGCTAAAACAATCTATAACGATATACCAGGTGTACAATCCATTGGTTTCCAGACAGCTATCCAGGAACTCGCGAAATATATTGATTGTGCGTACATTGAAGCGACTTCCACAAGCTCTATCGTTTTCGTAGAAGTACCCGGAGTAAATAACAGCGATTTGGCAACACACGCCGGTTTCGCACGAAATTCAAAGATAACGAATGTTATTCTACCAGAAACACACAGTGATTATAGAACTTCTATTGAATACAGTTACGCAAAGCGTGGATATGCGGTTGTCATTATTTCTGAAGTATGCAACTACGACTATCTACTCACCAGTCTTTCTACACATTCTAAAGTCATCCAACCTGGTTACCTCATTGGTGCGGTTGAACCGTGTACATATGATTCAATTCTCGCAGAACGCATGGGTAGAGAAACTTTTGCTCATGTACAAAGTCACAGGGACTTCATTAAAGGTGCGACAAATGTCATGCCCCTGAGGGATTATCTTCGTGTAGTATAGGCATGGGATGTATAGAGCACTTTACGAAGACCAGAAATTCGTGGGTGCTCAGATAACACCACCAGATCAAATTATGGTGATAATGGAGGATGGTATTGAATATTTAAATTCCAACGTCGCATTTAGATCTGAAGCTACAATTGACAAACAATCTAAACAGGTTAAAGGTACGTCGCGCGGTAAACAGAGAATAGTCCAGCTATTTGGTAAACCTGTCACGAGACAGAAGGGTCGCTTTACAATCACAGAGTATGAGCTCTGAAAGTTCCCGTAGTGAAATGGTTATCACCTAGTCCTTATACTTTTAAAGTATGTCAAATTATGATTTATTTCATAATATAGGAGTTAAGACTAAATACCGGGATCAATACCCGGCGGGAATATTTACCTTTTAGATGTGTATTCCACATGTAAAAGATAATCCTAATCTACTATAGATGATAACCAGAAGACGTGGCGTGTTTTACAGGGCGGGGCGTCCAGTCCCCGGGGCTGAACAAGAAAGGTATCGCAAAATCGGCATTCCACCCATTTACACGAATGTTGAGGTATATCCCAATGATCCCAAACTTTTAGCGACCGCAATCGATGGCACGGGTAAAAAGCATTATTATTACAGTGAAAAGTTTTTGGAAAAGCAAAGAAAATTGAGAAAGGGGAGATCTACACAGATTGACTTCTCTAAAATTAAGAGTGTTACGGCGAAGATACTTGGAAATCCCAAACACTCACTATGGGATGACGCACTTACTCTCCGTATGATTGTAATAGCATACCTTCGTTCGGGGTCAAGGGACAATGACGACGCTCTCGGTGCCATGTCATTGAAGAGAAAGCATGTCAAATTGAGTCGAGATGGTCAAACACTCACATTTGACTTTCCCGCAAAAAGTGGCCAAAGAAGAATCTATGAAGTGAAAGATAAAGTTCTCCACGACGCCATCTCAAAGCAACAAAAACCCCTCCTTTCCGGAAACTCAACTCATACACGAGTAAGAGACCTTTTACGAAGTATTACACGGAATGATACCATACAAATCAAGGATGTTAGAACAGCTGGGAGTATGCAGCTCTTCCAAAAGCATTTGAAGAAGTATGACGGTAATGAAAAGAAGGCGACAGACGCAACTGCGGAAACTATAGGTCACACACCCTCCACATCTAAAAAATATTACTTATTGTAATGAGGTACGGATCACTCGCGCGTAGATTATTCAAGACCCGGTGGCGTCTTCAGGGTAAAGGTCTCGTAGAAGATCATCATATTATACCCAAGCAATTCAAGAAACATCCAATTATTGTCAAAGTGGGGTATGATATAAATGCGAGCAGTAATCTCATAATGTTACCGACGCGTCTAGGTAAGTTTATACTCCGTGTGCGGGAAGATCGCCTCATTCACGAGGGAATACACGCGGGCTATAATAAATATGTTGAAATTATGTTAAATTCAATTAAAACTACGGATGATTTCGTAAAATTTACAAAGTTTTTGAAACACTCGTGTCGACACAGACCTCAAGATATACCGTGGTCTTAATAACCCCATTTTACATCATCAGGTGTAGCCGATGGATAATTTTTTGAAAAGTATGAAGGTCTACCGTGTTCGCTATGTCCAATTGTACTTTTGTGAGAACGATCAATTTTCATATACCAACGCAGGTCTTTATAGTAAACGCGGGCACCTTTAGCAATCAAATCTTCGTGTTTCATGTCAATATGATTATCCATTGGTAAAAAGTATTTTGTATACTTCTTCATATTCTGAACATTTATCAAATAACACTTGGTACTTGATATCCATTTAACTCTTTCAAGTTTGCCATCTTGTTTATCTGGAAGTCGTGAAAGACAATGGAAAAAGCACATTTCAAAATCATCTCCCTTTTCATCAATAACCTTTTGTATCTCATCATAAAGTTTATTGTATTTTACAATAACATTGTCTTCAAAAATCACTGCATACTTAAGACCTTGTTTAAAACATCTATTATAAAACTCCATATGTCCCATGAAGCACCCGATGGCTCCCATGTTAAAATATGTTATGTCTGGTCTTTTAACATTTGGATTATAGTGCATTTGTAGAGCCTTTTCAAAGTAGTCTGGGTCAATTTGATTTTCATATTCCCGAGCAATTTTTACATTCTTTGTATCACTTCCATAAATAACCTCGATTGGAATTTGATCGTTATGATTACGTAAAAACTTTTCCTGTCTCAAGGCCTCTTTTGGTAAAGTGAGTAGAAAACACTTGTAGGTGTAGTTTTCTGGACGAACCCTTCTGAAAGTTTTGATGATGATGGCTACCAATAAAAGAATTAAGATGGTCCAAATCATACCTACTTAAACATTAGAAAATATTATAAGATAAGGATGAATCTTATAGATGTCTCTGGTTTCACGAGCTCCATTTTAATATGTCTCATGTTTATACCGGAAGTAATTCATGTATATAAGAACAAGGATGCGAAAGCCATAAGTTATGTATTTCTAGGTCTCAATTTATTGGCGAGTGTACTTGGCTTAATTTTCTCAATGTATTACAATGTCATTCCGATGACGATTACAAATTTTTCGGCGGGATTTTTTTCATTGACGCTGTTCCACTTTAAATATGTAAACGAGCTTAAAGGAGAGAATCAAACTATTGATGAAGTGGGGGTGTGAGTATCACTTCAAGCTCTTATAGTGTAGTTGGTTATCACTTTGGACTTTGAATCCAACGACTCTGGTTCAAATCCAGATGGGAGCTCAAAACCAGTCATAGCTCAGTTGGTAGAGCATCTGATTGTAGCGCATTTAAAGCTAAATAACACTATTAATTTAGTGATCAAAACTCAGATTGTCCCGTGTTCGATTCATGGTGACTGGAAGTCTCATATTATAGAGACTAAATCCTCTATCATATAAAGGTCATTATCCCTGGCTGTTACTGCATTGTAGACCAAATAAGTCTATATAATCCGAAACCAGGTCATCTGAGTTCGATTCTCAGTGGAGGAGTTTTTACTTTTTAGATACGTGTCCCGTATGTAAAAATCACTTAAGGTTAGCGCGCGAGAATGTAATAAGATGAAGGTCACAACTTCTATAGCAAGAACGCTAAGCAGTACCCGTATCAAAATTATATATACAGATTTGGTAATCGATAATTGTAAACCTATCATTATGGAACATATATTCAAAGAATCACCACCTAAAAAGTTCGGTGACGATTTCAACTTCCGTATAGTGTCACCTCGGTCGTATCTATACGACGCTCGAGATATATTAGAAGAGCAGATATCAAACGCTTAGAGATTAAGATGTAATAATAATCAAATGTCGTTAACTCACCACAGACTGTCGCTAACGCCAAAAAGAATGATCATACGTCGTTGTGCTCGACCTCGTCGTTATCACCCACTCTGTGGTATGTCAAAGGCGGAAGACGACTCCTTCATACACTTTCTCGAAGAATCAATGGAGAAAGCACTAAACGGTGTAAAACACGTATATATCCAACGATTGGAACTGAGGCAGGAATTAAAAACGCTCAGAGCCGAGAATGATAAATTGCGAGAAAAGCTACTTGAGATAGATCAACCCAGATGGCAGTACGCTCGTAATGTCGAAGCAAAGAAAATAGATCACATTGGTCATAAAATGATATTGGAGGGGTACAAATATCAGGAATTCATAGACCCAGATCTATTGAACAACGGCGACGGTTCAATAGATCAAGAATATTAAAGATTCGAATCATATCTTATGTATAAATGAGCCTTCTTATCCGCGCATCCACAAAGCCCCACCTCACACTCAATAAGCCCGTGAAGACCAAGACTGCGAGAAAGACTACTTCTTCTGTTAGGGCTCCCCCGCTTAAACCTGTTGAGCGCTCCAATGACTTTCTTTCTATGGCCGAGCGCATAAATGGTCGTGCTGCTATGATTGGTTTCACGTCCGCTGTGATTGATGAGGTTATGACCGGAAACTCCATCAGTACCCAGTTTCATGACAATGTTGGTCTTTCTGTCGCCGTTGCTGCTTTGGCGTTCCTCGGAACAGCGGCGAATCCTAAAGATGAAGGATATATCCAGGGCTTTTGGAAGCCTGACACAGAGTTGCTAAATGGCCGACTTGCGATGGTTGGTGTCATATCGCTTCTCCTAACAGAGTCGCTCCACCCCCATGTTCCCCTATTCTGAGTCGGGATAACTTAAAAATTATAATCTATTATTATGATATTGAGCCTAATATAAGGCTATGAGATAACAGAAAATTCCAAAGTCATCGGTTCAAATCCGGTCAA